GGTTGTAGATCCGGCTACGAAACTTTGTCCAGTGGTTACTCCACAAGCAGCCTCACCTGTGATATTGGTGAAAGAGGCTGCAGAAGGAATGAGCTCTAATTTGAGAGCTTTGCACCTAGTTTTACTTGCATTTGCATTCAAGAAAACTTGGCCTGGAAAACCCGTATTGACAAGGTTCCAAGTGACGTTAGAGGTGGCAGCTGTGCTACTGACGGAGAACCCATTGCCTGTAGCCCCACAAAACGCCAACATACCACAAGTGTGACCAGTGGTGCTGTTGAGGGTGCTGGAGGCTACAAATTTGTGAGTCTCACCGCGCTCACCATCATAAATATCGAACACGTGATCTCCATTGTCGGGGTTGTGGAGAAGCCTAGCATATCGTCTAGGTCTATCATCCATAGTGGAGGAAGTAACACGTCTACGGTTACGCTTCCGGATCTGGTTACGCTTAACTGTTTTCACCATGGTATCTGGCTGTGTTATTACTCTGAATACTAATGACTGGCTACTATTGTCTATCGATCTAGATAATACTGAATTCTGGAACGGGGGTCTGAGAAAAAGGGAATTTTTATATCTGTGGGAATTATGAAAGCCCGGAATTCAGCTTCCATTGCCTCTTGTAGGTCAGGCAAGATTCCAAACGCCTTATATAGTGATACCCGGGCAGCGGTCTCGTCCACGGGATACATTCTATGCTCTGATGCAAACATACGCCATGTTCGACCTATACCACTAAAATGTTGGTCAAGCAGCCGACCAACTATCTTCTCATCATGATTAAGGGAAGCCATCCTTTCATACATTGCTCCTAGGACTGGTACGTCTACGTAAAGTGCAAGTCCGCACCTTCCAGTAGCCACCAATACATCATTGAGGGATGCGAAATTTGGAACGTTGATATTAAACCAATCGTTTTGAATTGCTTTATGAATGTTACGCACCATCATCCAATTACCATTACCGAGGTGAACAGGTTTGGACTGGCAGAACTCAACCTGCTCTAACTCAAAGACAGGTTGCTCAACCTCCATCTCAAACCCATAAGATAAATGATGTGAAGGAAGACCATCTAACAAATGTAAATGCTCCTTCTCCAAAAAGACCCCACAATCATCTCCATCATTGATGAAGTGATATTTGACGCCCAGTGAGTTTAAGTAATGGTGAGTGATGGCGCACATCAAGAATACGTTTCCTAGAGCTGTATTCATGTCACCTGATCCTCGTACACCAGAAACTGTGTACTTGACGGTGCCATCTGAGAAATTGGCGTATCCAGTATTATCAATCTGCCACCGGAGATACGTGGCCAAGTCCGAATCCTTGAAGATCATATTATATAGAGAATGTTCAAACTCCAAAGCTTCAGCGCTAACATGTTGATCAAACCGGGAAGCATCTAGTCCAACAAAACAGGAAT